TCCGATCTCCACAGGAGGAAAGGTAAAACAAAAGAAGGGAGGGCCTGATGAAACTTCAACACCCGTATAAAAGAAAGCTGAATGGCAGTACTCCCCAGTGGTTTAAAGACTGGTACACCAACGAGTTCATGCCGATTAAAGTCAGACAGGACATTATGATAGTGTTGCTGTCTGGAATCTTCATCAGTATAATGATTCTGTTTGCTGAGGGAATAGCTCACTAATGCGTACACTGACGGCAACATTACAAGCTGCCCTTGACAGCACCAAAGTAATTCCTTACTTAAAGCTGGTCTTCAATCACGGCTCAGACAGTTATGACTTCAGCACCGACAGTTCTGTATATGGAAACAGAATACTGATGATTGACCACAGCCTAGAACCCTACAATGGTTATGCTAATATTATATTGCAGAATAACCAGCGTGATGTTCCTGACATGACAGGCTACTGGGTTGAGATAGGCTATGGGGCTGTCACGGCTATTGGTAACGAGTATATAGGTGATGGGACTAATGAGCCAGGTATGCCGAGACTTTGGGTGAAGCATCAGCAAACTGTCAGCGTCGCAGGAAAGTTATACTCACTGCTGGAGTTGGAGGATATGTGGGCAGTACTGAGGGAAACTTACTTACTGCTGGGTGTTGCACCCTTCTACCAGTCTTCATTTGAGGAAGAGACTGTATATACTATAATTGGAGATGTACTTGCTGAGGCAGGCTTTACCCTCCAGTCACTTGGTACTCAGGATGACTCCATAATTAACACTTATACTCCTTTGTTTGATGTGAATGCTGTGCCGTATGAAACAGCAGCACAAGTTATTTATAGACTCATCCAGATGACTAAGTGTTATCTGAGGCCAAAAGATGACCTGGAATTTGAGGTGAGGTATCCGGCTGATACAGATACAGTCGAGCGGACTTATCAATTAGACTCATATCCTAAGTTTTACGAGTATACTGAGCGCTGGAATGTGCTGGTGCCGAACCACATATACGTAGTGTACGGAGAGCAGACTGACGGCAGCTGGCTAGGCGTGGTCGATGTTGAGGATGCGGCAGAAATCGCCAAGTATATGGACGTTCCGAGCGTGTATCAGGCAGGGGCTATTACAGAGTCAGCAGATGCTGTTAATCGTGCAACAGTAATCTTAACGCGGCTTATCGCAGAGTCAACATTAGGTACTATGCTGGCTCCTCTCGACCCTGCGCTAGAACTTTATGATAAAATAAGCGTCATTGATATAAGGGCATAAGGTAGCAATATGGCAGACGGATTACAAAACTTTACAACTTGGACTGAAGTTGACCCTGATAGCGATATAGGGGTATCATCGTCTACTATCAGCAAAACTGACTCTGCTACTCAAGGTTATGTATATTACGACTTTGGGGGAGGATACTTTACAGGTGATTTCGCTCATCAGTTTGTCCTTAACCGTCTTACTTGGGATGGAGGTGACTACGGCCCCCAATACCAGATGGTTGGTATTATGTGGACGGATACAATCGGAAGTTTAGCCACAATAATGACAAGCGGTGGCAGCGCAACCGGAATCGTATATCGTAAACTCTCGAATAGTTATAGTCGTCGATTATATTTATTTGAGATTTATAATGGTATCCTACAATACGGAGAATATGTAGGAACAGTATATCCATCAGGTTATGCTTACTCTCGTTTCATAAGAACAGGAACGACTATTACTTGGGATAGATACTCAGATGTCACGTTTTCTACGATAACTGAAACAAAAACACTCACACTTACAGGTGTAGAGAGTTTTAGATATGTCCAGGTTTGCGGCTTGGGTATAGCTGGAGTTGCTGCAACAATGCAGAACTTTAATGAAGTTGCTATGAACCTCATTGTTAATCTGGAAGTCCCTACTGTAGTGACATTAAAGCTGACTGATTTAACTAGCACTACTGTAACTGGTAATGGTTATATCACAGACTTGGGCAATCCTACAGCTACACAGCATGGGTTCTGCTGGGTGGATGAAATCACTTACGATGAGGGCGCACACCCGCCTACAGTTGCAGATAGCACGACTTCGGAGGGCGTTCCTTCTGGATTAGGAACCTTTTCGTCCTCAATTACGGGACTTACACCTTTGGTCAGCTATCGTCTTCGCCCGTATGTTACTAATCTATATGGGACAGGTTATGGAGACATTATATCTATACGCTGCTGGCCTTCATCCCCAAGTACTCGCGTTGGTGCTATTCGGTTCCTTTATCAGCCTGGCACGTACAGAATGGAAACTCAGCTTGGCGGGTTAACTGCAACTGTTGACTATGCTGACATAGGCGTAAGGAAAGAGGCAGCTGAGGAGCTGATTACTGAAGCTGAAGCTGCACGTGACTTAGCCCAAAGAGAATTAGAAAAGGCCGCGATTCCTACGTCATCACCTATAATAACAGGTGGCTCAGGTGTATCTACACCTTCCCAAGTAGAAGCACAGCTTTTATCTGGATTAAAAACATCTGCGCGTGCAGATACACTAAGGGCAAACCCAGTTGTCCGAACTTCATACATGACAACAAGCCACACTAACGCATTAACCCGACTAAGCACAAACATACTGAATCAGAACCGGCGCAAATCAGGTATCTTAACTGAGATTCAAAGACTGCGTATGTCCTTAAACGCGAGGGGCATTACAGAATACGCCAGACAAGTTCTACAGAATCGTATTAGGCAGCTGAGAAAAGAATACGACAGTATTCAAGTTGAACGTATAGATGAAAGATAAGCTTAATCTGAAAAGACCTATACTGGAAAAAGTCGAAGGGCTGATGACTGACTTTGAACGCCACTCATTAGTGCCTTCTGGTTTACTTCGTCATCATGCTTATGCACATGAATCAGGCGGTGCTGATGAGCTTAATTTAGAGGGGCTCAGTGGTGAGTCTGCTGAAATAAAAGAGCTTAAAGAAAAGTATGAGCAGCTGGCGTATCTCACGGCAGCCCTAGTATATCTATTAGTCGATTATGAAATACTTGACCGAGACGAAATAGTTGCTGTTCAGGAAGAGCGCATAAGTCTTGCAGAAGAGCTAGACATTGAAGAATCAGGAGAACTGTAATATGGGTAAGAGTTTTATTGCTGAACTAGCAGTCACACCTTTACAGTCAGGGCGTAAGTGGAAGTTGCTGCGGGCTTTTACATTTCATGTGGGAAGCAAAGCAGGAAAGGAAAGGGTGCAGGTGCCAGCAGGCTTTGTAACAGATTTTGCTAGTGTCCCTAAGCCTTTTCTGCCACTAATTCCATTCTGGGGGAAGTACAGCAAGAGCCCTATTCTGCATGACTACCTTTACCGGAATTTAGGGCTTGGCAGATATACCCGTAAAGAGTGTGACCAGATATTCCTTGAGAGTATGCTGGTAGACTGGAGACACCATAAATTTGGCCTGACCCTGGCCCTGACAGAATACTACGGCGTGAGATGCTTTGGCTGGCTCTCATGGAAAGGAGACAAGTAATGGGAAAGACACTTACAACAATGCTGGCGGACTTGCGGATAGATTTAAAGGATGCGGCTACTGGATGGAGCGATGCTGAGCTTACCCGCTGTATAAAAAGAGCTGTAGGTGATTACAGCCGGTTTGCTCCACTCCAGCGCACATATGAGACAACTGTGGACCAGACTGTCACAGATGAATCCTTTACAACTCCTGCCACAAGTGACACTGACTACATTGTGGATAACAAGGACATATCGGCTTCAGTAGCGGGTGAAGCCTGCACATTAGCTGCCAGTGTCATGGATACAGCTCGCCCTGTCATTGTTACTGTAACAGATGCTGACAGTTCCATATCAGTTCTCATCCTGACAATTAAGGGTAATGATGCGGACGGTCTGTACCAGGAAGAGCTGTTCAACATAGCTAATGGCAAAGTCCAGACATTGAAAAAGTATTTCAGTGTTGTGACTAGTGTTACTATCACAGCTATCACTGGTAACGGAGCCGCTGATGCTTTGGACATAGGCACAGGCAGCACTGATGGCGTGTGGGTAAGTCTCGCCAACTATCCTATTCAGTTCCAGTCCGAAACTTTCACTGGATATACCTTAGACACCGACTATGAGATGGACTATAGGAGAGGGCGAATCTGCATGAAGTCAGGCGGAACACTTGCAGCCGGCACAGCTTATACAATTAGCTATACAAAGAGCAGCATCATGCTTAACTTAGATTCTGTGCCTGATGTCATGAGGATTGAGCGGATAGAGTGGCCAGCAGGGGCAATCCCGCAGACATACGCAGAATACTCAGTCTGGAACAATATAGTGATTTTGAAGGGCAGTGAGCTGGGTTCCCAGACAGGCTCAACAGACGCGCAGCACATTGTTTTGGAATACTTAACCCAGCATACTCCACCTACAACAGAATCTGGAGGCTCCTATCCTTCATTCCTGGACTTCACGATTGAGCTGGATGCGTCTGCATATGCACTGATGATAGAGTCACTTCAGTACGATTTACAAGCAGTAACAGACTTTGCATCCGCTCGCACAATCCTGTCCACTACCATCTCACACACGAAGACTGGAGTTGCCCTGGATGCTGCCAATACTGCCATAGACAACATCAATGCACTGTTTGCTAAGGTAGGTGTGGCACTGGACGCAGCTACATCAGCACTGGGAACTTCCGCAACATACCTGACGGGAGCAACAGCCCCCTCAGCCAAGTATTACTTAGAGACTGGTGACGGCTTTATTGAAGGTGTACCTGAAGGAACTAATCCGCCAGGTGATTATGCTACATATGCCCAGCGTAGCTCAGAACTTTCGTCAATGTTGTTGAGTGAAGCTCAGATGTACTTGTCCGAGGCATCAGCAAGAATGGCTGAAGCAGACCAGCGTGGCAGTGAAGGAAATGCTTATGCGACAGAAGCTCAGTCCCGCATCGCCGAGATTGACCGGCTGATACAGGAGGCTGATATGTATGTTTCCCTTGCAACTCAGAATATGTTGCTGGCAGACAAATACAGAAATGAAGCTAATGAGAGACGCAATGAGGCTTGGGCAATCTGGAATGATTCTGCTCAGTACGCCCCGATGTACAGTCTGGGGATGAGTAACCAGCCTGCAGCATAACATCATCAGCGAATCAACGCCCCGAAAGGGCTGAGAGAGGAAGCCTCCAGTTATTAGTTGCCGATAGCTGGAGGCTTCTGGTTTATTCCAGGACTGCATCAATATAGGTGTTTGTGTTTGCTTCAAGATGCAGCCTGATTGTATCTAGCATATCTGAAACAATCTTATCTTGTTCTGTCTCTGTTAATTCGTAATTGTTCAGAATGTCATAGATATCTATTTCAAGACTTTTGTTTTTCCTGCTCTTACTATTATACCTCATGATTAACCTCCTTTCATAAATTATTTCCACCTGTCCGATTGCTCAATTTCAAAGGGGATATGAACTGGCGCAATGTTTTCCAATTCATAAGTAGGGAACTTGATGTCACCATCACAAGTTATAGAATCATGCACAGTTAATGCTAACGGCAGCCCTTTATCCTCACATATAATCAGCGCCCTTTTCATCACCTCGCCATCGCTGCCGATAATAGGATAGTTCACACCTTTCCTTCCCATAGCATCCTCATTCAGCTTCCCATTCCTCTTATACTCCTCTTGAATTGCTATTTGTCGACCAAACAGTGTCGGTGTAGACTTCCCATGCGCCAGTGCATAACTTTTTGAAGCTCTTAGGTAAGCAGCTGCATCTGGATAGGCTCCATACCACTCGTCAATTAGTTGACTACACCATCGTAAGTCCTTTGTTTTAAGTGCGCGAGCTAATGCGGCAGGGTCGTCTCCATACGGGATGGTGTAGTTGACTATCTTGGCGATTGCTCGCGGACGGTTAATCTTCTTCATCGTGGAGTTATGTATATCCCCTCCGTCCTTTCCTTCCTCATATACACGCTGCATCTCCTTATCACCAGACATATACATGATAATACGAAGGTGCTCCTGACTGAAATCGCCTGTAGTAAAGACTCTATTGTCAGGAATAAAGATTTGTCTCAAGTCATACTGCACGCGAGACTTAGCAGCTGGTATGTTCTGCATATTGAAGTTACTGCTAGTAGTGCGCCCTACAACCGTATCAATTCCATAGTTCGTGTAAAGCTTTTCTACACCAGCTAGTGGATAGATATACTTGGTTAAAAGACTTGTGGCTCGTTTATATCCCAAGACAGCTGTTGCTAGTGGGTCGTCAGCCATCTCCAAAGTTTCTTCGTCAGTTTTATACTGTTTCCTCGATTTTGTGAAGGGGAGGAAGTTGCCCCTCTTTGCCAGTATAAATCCTGATTGCATCCCGCTGCCTGGATTCTCAATGTCATTATCCTTACATACGCTGAGATAAAAAGCCTTATCCTTTTCTAATTGGTCTTGGATAAGTTCTCGCCTGTCGTGGTCTATGGTCAACCCACGCAAGCTCATATCTACTAGAATAGGTATAACTTTCCTCTCAACATCAAGATAATCAGGACTCAGCCCCTCATCAAACAGCCTGTCAGCTTGCGGTTGTAGATGATGATACAGAGCCAATGTTACCATAGCATCATTAGCACACTTAGCTGCGACTTCCATTGGAGGCAATTCCAGCATTGTCTTTGCCCCGTATTCCTTCAGCATATCGCCAGCGTTCGAAGCCTCCCGACCTATTTCCTGTGCCAAGTCCATCACCCTCGCATGAGTTCTCCCTAACAGTCGGGCTAAGGTAAGAACATCGACTATGTTGCTCATGTCACAGTTGAACTCCTGGAAGATAAGTGGCAGCACCCTGATGTCAAACATGACATTAGCATAAGCTTTGAGAATGAGCGGCGAAGTCATAAGGTCTTTCAGCAGTTCAATCTCAGGGTCGTGATTAGGATAGTTGTCAAACCACCAGGCTTCATTAGGGCTGGTTGCAATAGCAAAGCCTATCGGTAGCCGCTCCTTGAGGCTGATTGTTTCAGTGTCAATAGCAATAACTGCTGGAGGATGGTTAATCAGTTGCTCGCGGAACAGTTGTTTGGAAATTGTATTAGGCCCGAAGTAAAGTAAAGTCATTTAGTTCTCCTGTTCGTCAAGTTGCTGTTCAAGCCATTCCAGTTCTTCCTCACGTTGAGTTTCCTCAGCAAGTTCAGCTTGTTGGCGGTCAAACTCATCAGCAGCTCTTTCAGCTATGAGTTCATTCACCATGTCATCAGGATAAACAGGACCAGAGCCTAGACATTCTTCGCCAGGTTCAACTCCATTACAAGCGTGTCCTACACTTAGTGCAAGACACCGATGACACATCTCGTCCAGCATAGAATATTCATTCATCTTGCTCATTAGGGTACTCCTCATTATATTTTCTGGTTGCTAGATTAAGGTCTATTTCAGCATCAAGCAGTTGTGCTTTAAGTATCTTTATTTGGCGTTGTCTCCTTGCTATAAAGGATACTAAAGCTTCTTTCTTTGTCCATCTTGCGAAAAGTCTGTGAGCGTGCTTCATCATTCGCTTTGGCTTTAAGCGATAGGTTGAACTCAGGAGATACGAGTCTCGAGTTTCCTTTATAATAGTGTACTCAGTCGGGATAGGTAGAATCTCATAGCGATACAGAATTTTTCCCTCATCTGTCATAATGGCCTCCTTTCTTTCATAACAGAAGTATTCCCTGCTGAGCGCCCTTGTGTCATAGGCAGTGACTCTTTCAGCAAGTTTACGCCTAGCGTGACAAGCTCCTCGATAGCCATAGCACAGGCAACTATCTGTACTATATCATGTGCCATCTCAGGATACGGTGTAGTCGTGGCTCGAGTAGCTAGTTCGCTATCGTCAAGAGCATCTGTACTACAGGCTTCGACAAGATACTTTGCAACAATAGTTTCCGTCTGCTCTATAGTCATTGTGGCCTCCTTAACGTAATCAAATCCTCTTCATCTACGGTCTCCAGTCCTATCGACCTGTTGTACGCTGCGAAACCTCCTCCAATTGCATACCACTTGTTCCACGCAACCGGCTCAAAGCCTATCTTGATGCAGTCCCTCTCAGCTCTTTTCCCCTGATAAATCCGCTTGCCCTTTTCAATCCTGTCCTTGATAATAATTGTCATTGTCCCGCCAGGCTTAATCGTTTCAAACATCTTCTTATAGAACCTTTCCATAACCTGATGGTACAGAAAGTCTGACAGGTTGCCGATGTTTTCAGGTGACTCAGTATAATTAGTTGCTGCTCCATAACCAGCATCTATTGTGAACTGGTCCACCGCTTTCTTCCTCAGCACATTTGCCCAGGGAGGAGAAAACATAGCATGGTCTGCAATTCCATACAGCGGCAGCACCTGCATTACGTCTCCTGGGATAAGCATAGCCTTGTCATCAATATCAGGAATATCCTTCCCCAGCGCTTGTATATTCAGTTCTATTGTTTTCTGGAAGATTTCCTCCAGCTCAATAGCGATGACTTTTCGCCCTAATGTAGTAGCTAACAAGATAGTGCCTGTTCCTCCAAACGGGTCTAGTACTGTTTCACCAGGTTCTGAAACATATTTGACCAGCTCCAGTATCATATGCCCGTTACACTTTGCGACATGAACTGTGCTGTCAGTGTAGGTGAAGTACAGGTTACGCAAGTCTGTATCTGTGCGAGGAAACAGTACTCTCCCCTCATCATCGCGGTCATAGCCAGGGGCAAAGATTTCTTTAATCATCAGGTAATTGGCCTCCTGGAGCATTATATCTCAGTTGCAAGTCGTTCCAGACATGAGGGAAAGCTGATTGGAGTCTTTCCAGATTGTCCGTGTCTGCTATCCTCATAGCACACTGTATCACCGCGTGAAAACTGATTTTCTCAGCAAGCACTTGTCGGGCAAGTTGCTGCCCTTGTCTATAATCAATCAGGCTCATTATGAATCTCCTTTGCTATATTGGCTGCTTCTTCATCCATCAAGGATATTGCATATGCAGGAAAAATCTTTCCGCATAGGCACTCATACAGCTTTTTTCCGTAAGCGGGGTAATGTACAGGACAGTGGATAACTTTGCTGAGCCAGCTGCCAATCTCATCAGTCTCAAGTTGCTGGTCGCTGCCTTGCTGAAAGTATCCCCAGCCAGTTGTCTTACCTGGCATTGTGTTGCTCCATGAAAGCCCTGATAGCTTCACACTTTGTATCAATATGATAGTGCTCGTAAGATTGTGCATCTTCATACAGCGCCATAGTACCGTGAGGCGCCTTTATAACCATTTGTACTGTCTGAAGTGAACTACGCTCAGCTCCATTCAGATAATAGATGTGCAAGTTCAGTGTCTTTCCACAGTCACTAAGAAGTGTCATGTTAAGCTCCCTTCAGTTACAGAGTACTTAATGCTGTAAACCTTGACAAGAAGTCCAGTTCAGTATCAGGTATTGAAAGTCCGTCACCTATCTTCCAGTCGAAAGGCTTTTCCAACTGTTGCCAGTTTGTCTGGTTGCCCATCAAGTCCCGAACTTCTGTCGCCAGCATCCTGTTATCATTGAACTTGGCGACTTTGTTAAAGAGTAGCTCCTCAATGCGGAATTTCTGAAAGATTGCTCTTTTTACATAGTATTCAATTTCTTCCAGTTCAGACAGGTTAGCTTTCAGCGGCCTAATCCAGTCTCCCAGATAAGCCTCAGCTGCATCATCCAGCAATCCAGCCAGTTTATACTGGTCAGGAAGTTCCATTGATAGCCTGATGCTGTGTTCCGCTACTGAATAGAATCGCTTACAGGCACCGCCGAATCTGCATATGAGCGACAGATGATGTGCGATGTCTTCAATACAGATTTCATCTTGTCTCGGGTTAAACAGATGAAGTGTTCTGCCTGTGTAGGTTGTCATCCAGGGTTCAAGATTTCCAATTTCAAAGTCAGTCATAATTCTACTCCAATCGCTTCCAGTAATTTTTCAGCCGTTGTTTTCCCGAATCCATTTACTTTTGACAGTTCCTTCACCGTTGCAAAAGCCAGGTCATAGACTGACCTGTATCCTGCTGCATACAGCGCCGTGGCTTTCTTTTCCCCAATGTCAAGTCTATATACTGACGACAACGCCATCAGCGACCTGATAAAAGGATTCTGTTCCCTAATACTAATCCTTTTACCGTCCTTATCATATTCACCTATTCGGTAAGGCGGTATATAGTATCGGTTCAGGGTGTTGTGCGATTCAGGAGGTTTCTGGCAGTTGTGATAAATGGCTGATATGCACTTTGCCGTCCCTACGTAATTGTGCGTGTTGAAGGTAACTACTCCGGCCTCGCTCAGCCTGAACAACCACGCATACAGCAACTCGCTACTGACATTGAAAGAGTGCTCGCCAAATAGCCAGCCTGTATTTGTAATCCGGTAGCTGAATAGTGTTGAAGGACGATGCTGGAGCTTGACGCTAACTGACGCGAGGCTTTTGTCTTTTCGCGTCACAGGCACATCAGTTATCAGCCCTTCAATAATCATGTAGTTATCATCAGCATTTTGATAGTATCTCCTAAGCTCGTCCTCCATGCTGTCAATGTTTGACAGCAACTCACCTGCCTGAACCCTGCCGAACTGTCTTGTTCTTCCATCCTCTCCGCCAAAGTAATAGTCGTTGCGGAGGGTCTGGTTGAGTGACATTATCTCAACGGGGGCAGTTTGTTGCAGTAGTCGAACTATGTCGTCTGGTTCAGCTGTGTCGATAAGGATAGTCATGCTACAGAGCCTTTCCAGAACAGCCTAAGTTCTTCATTATGTTTATGCTGTAACGTAATGTACGCTTGCCAACAGCCCTTACAGAGTTCCTTCCCCTCACGACTTGCATATCCTCCATAATCTGTCTTAAGGTCGTTGTTGCAGCCTGGCCGGTTACACTTCTGCATATTATTCTCCCCTCAGCAGCGATTGCAGCTGCATCAATCCTTGATATGAGGGTTCTGGCAGTTCAAGCCCGACCGCTGTCATTCCCATTCCCGACAGTCCACACTTCAAGTCAATCTTTGCAAACGGGCGAGGCTTGCGATAGTCCGCGTTAATCACTCCAGGTGCAAGTTCCTTTCGATTGTCAAGTTCCGTATAAGTTCTGATAACAATGTCATCAAGTTGCACAGTGTGCTTGAACCCGTCAGGAGTCTGCTCCCCTGTTGCATAAGACTCCACACCCTTATCTCCAACCTTATTAGCATAGACATCTTTGGGATAGTGTGTCATTATCAGGTGCTTGCCGGCACTTCTGGCTGTGTATATCAGTTCCCTCATCCTATCATTAGGGAATTCAATAGCCTGCAGCCTTTCCCTAAAGTCATTACTGTCAGGCTTAACACCTTTGGCAATCTGAATCTCCTGCTTTTCCTGTAATAGCGATGTATGGCAGACTGTCCAAAGTTGAGTGGCTGAATCTGTAACAATAGTCCTGACTCTGGGCGACTGGCATACAGCTACAAAGTCTATTACGATAGACTGCCACAGTTGCTTATAGCCGATAACCTGGCGCGGGAACCTGACAGACGCGCCCTGTTTCTGCACACCCATCAGTTTCTCCAGCTGAAGTGGGGCAAGATAAGGCTTGCTTATGATGTCATATTCCTCCCACTTTATTTTAGAGATGTCCTCATCAGGTTCGCATCGAAGAATCCTGAGCTCTTTCTTTTCCGCTCTGAATATATCTTCAATTCTCCATATGGCTCGTTCGAAGCCTCCCAAATCGAGGTCAAGGTGGAACAGTGGTGAAGGCCAGGTTAGTGCTACAGACGATTTACCCGAACCTTCGACTCCCCATATACTAGCTATCATTTATACCTCCTCAGTTAACGTGTTTAATTTTTGCTTAAGCTCTGCAATAAGCTCTACTATTCCGTTCGCATCCAGAAAGATGTTCGCCCATAATCTTTCTTCACCTTCAGTGTTTTCGACCTCAAGGAAGAGTTTCTTTTTGGGGCTGAGATTAAGTGTCATCCTTGTTGCACAATCCTCAAAACCACAACTGCACTTTATCATCACCATAACTCCTCAATATCTTTTTTCGTGTGGGCGTGTTTATCAAGCATAACCAGTGCGTCACAAGTCATCTTGTATCTGCAATAGTTACACTCATATTCATAGCAGTACTGAAACGGTGTAGGAATTATCTCGTTCTTAATGGCAGCTTCATACTCGCGTTTTCTTGTCAGTATGTACCGCCAGTTATCATCAATTTCAATCTGGTCAAAGTATACCGTCTCACAGATAAGCTTTGCCATCGGTCGTTCAGACAAATACAGCACAGCCAGTTCATACTGACGTCTGTTAAGTATATGACAGCCAGCCATCATATAGATTATCCAAGTCTGAGGTAAGTTGCCTTCTTGATACCGCTTGACGCCAGCCCTTGTAGACTTCATCTCCACAAGTTTTTCCTTACCGTCTGCAGTCTTAACAGGTATCAGAGCGTCTGGTCTGTAAACAATCCCTTCACACTCAATATACCCTTCGTTTCCAACATCAGGAGTCAGCACATCTTGCAACCCATATCCTGTTGCCCACAGTATAAGCTCCTGGTCTGTAGGCTGAATTGGGCTGAACAAGTCAAGATAGCCTCGTGTAAGGCAACCTATAAGTGATGACAAGTGGATACCTTCGCGTTTATTCGTAAGGCCGTACTTGGAGGATAGGCTGTCTAGAATTAGCCTGTCAAGTTCTGTATTAAGTTCTCTTCTCATTTCTTCTCCGTTTCTTCCTTGAGGGCTTGCCAAAACATTTTGGCATCGAATGAGCATTTTTCAGTATTCTTACCATAGAAACTGATGCTCCCAGTATTATTTAGCTTAATGAATCCAGATTGTTCACCATCTTTCAGTTGGTTGTAGACCTTGAGTTGGTATTCATTCAGACTTTGCGGTACGTAGTATTTATCCAGTTCGTCGAAGATGGCTTTTCGGTACTCCTTCACCTGTTCAGGGGATAGCCAACCGAAAGATTCAAGGAAGCACACAATCTCATCTGCTAACATGGTGCCAATAACTTCCTGTCTACTTGGTGTGGGTGGTATCTGTATTTTTGATAATGCTATTACAAGCCTGTTCCGTTCCTCTATGTTCATCTCAATCCTCCTATTTCCCTTAACCTCTCAGGAGAGAACTGGACGGGCTACCGTATAACCTCCTGTAAACATTCCGCACATTTATACACCTTCCCTGATATAGACCACCCAAGTAACTTTTTAAACTTGGCGCATCGCGGTTTCATAGTTTCCGAACAGTCATAATGAGGACATTCGTAGCTATTACTAAATACACTTAAGGTATAACAATAGTCACCATCTGGTATTTTCATCGTTCACGTCCTTCTCTGTTGTTAAGGTGAGGGCGGGCTACCTCGAAGTCCAACTTCGTATTGCATTAGCTAGACGCTTTCACCCGCCTTAAAGAAGTTCCAGCCCGTAGCCACTACTACAATAGACCTACACTATTTCCTCGTGTCCCTTTCGGGAGGCTGGTACTATCTCAACGAGCCTACTAACAGACTCTTTATCCCCTAGGCTCGTATCGACCTATGTTGTTAATGTATTATCTTATCTGCTCAATGATGGGCAGGATGCAGGGAGGTATTGCCGCACCCTGCCCACTGTTTAGAAGATAAGCGGTTTGCTGTTAGGCTGGCCGCTGGAAGACGCCGTTCTCGTCCTCGACAACTTTGCCGAGTTTCACCAGCGTATTAACGAAGCTTTTGTCGGTGATGGAACGTTGCAGTTCAACATCTTTCCTGATTGCCGGATTGGCGTAAGCCTGCTTGTTGAATTCTGCCCTGGTCTTACCGATGAGCAGTTCTTCAGCAATATTCGCAGCAGACTTTGTATCTTTCGCTACAGCTGCTGATGCTCCATCAATCGCTGTACAGACCCATACGGCAGTCGGAACCATCTTGTCCGGATACAGTGCCAGCTCGGCTTCAGTCGCCCTGGCTTTATACGAAGGCTTCTTTGCAATCCTGCCGTCTTCGCCATCGGCCAGCATCATGTGGAAGGTCTTGCCAACCTGGTCTTTTATGTCCTCGTCTGCCGATATAATTTCTGTAATCGACTGGGCGAAGTATCCCCAGCGGGAAGTCTTCTTGTTTGACAGTCCGATATTGATTACGGCTGTCGGGAAGATGTAGGGACTAGTGGCTATAACATTATCCAGGTCTTTGAACCTGAGTTCAACCCTGGTGCCGTCATAGCCGGACGCCGGCGCTGTTTCATATCCATCAAAGTTCCCATCGAATTCGCGCAGAGGACTGTCGAAGTCGCTATCGACAAGTCCCCTCACTGAAATAAGTTCATCTGGCATATTATTCTTTCTCCTTCTTTATTACAGTTGTCTTTGTCTGAGCTGTTGGCTCAGGCCTAAGTCCGCTCATAACTACTTTGTAGTCACGAACAGCTGATTCTGGATTATTACCTGTTATGGTAATTTCAAGTGGGTCATCTGGTGTTGAGTACCTCTTTATTATTGCTTCCACAGTCGCCTCCTTAGTATTTCCTCATGTAAATCACTACCTCCTTAATAATACATAATTATTATATCATATAGCGTGATTAAAGTCAAACGGGAGTTATAACAGGTTGCAGAAATAAATATAATTAAATACCTGTATAATAATATTATTATACATATTTTTAATTATTATAACTCCTGTTCAGAACCTACTAAATTGTGAACTGTAGGCTCATCGTAATTAGTATCATCACGCTCGATAACAACAGGCATCAGATTGTGTCTGTACCACTGGACAGTAAAACGTGGAAGGAAATTCTGAGCGTTGCGGGTAAGAGCAAAGGAGACTTCTGTCTTGTCCGCTCCCTGATAAGGATTGGTAACTTTGAATCGAATCATAGTGTCTACCCAGTTGTTCCAATAGCTGCTGCCCATAGCTTCCTCTGGCCCTAAGTCCACAACTGTACCGCTGTTGTCAACCTTTGTAAGGCGCGAGTGGTGGACGATTATAAGAGTAATTCCGTACTTGTTGCGCAGGGTATTACAGTTCAGAATGAACTTCTTTGCATCATCAGAATCAGATATGCTGCCTGACATATGGAGATATAAGGGGTCAAGAATTACCACAAGTGGTCTGTTTGGTTCAGGCATACGAGCTTTCACCTCTTCAATATCCTTTGCCAGCGCGTTCATTCCCCATGTAGTATCGAGTAGTACTTGGTCTGTAGGCGTCTTGAACATAATGTTGTTAGGCCACAGTTCTCGGCCATTTGCATACTTGATAATTCTGTCCCTATCTATGAGTTTGGGTAACTCGACCTGATGTACAAAGGTATTGGCGGGTGTAGTTTTGTAGCCAAACCAGGGAAGGCCAGATGCGATACAGAAAGCTAAGTGGGTGGAGTGCATAGTTTTCCACGACTTAGCAGCTCCAAAGATAATTGTGGCTGTTTGCGGTAATAGTATGCCTTCTTCGATGATGGCATCTGGTCGATAAGGTGGTTGCCAGTCACGAAGTTGGAAGATGTTCTCGATAGGCACGATGAGTTCCTTTCTGTTGCCGATGATGTACAGGTATATTATATCACGGAAGGATTGGTGAAGTCAACTACTCAGTATCAGGCGTTTCTTTAAATTGGTCAAAGAACTCCTTGTCTCTGGCTGTTGTTATCAGTGTCCGCCACTTATATACAGTCGCTGGACTTATATTGTGAACACGAGCCGCCTCATATATAGTGCCTTTGAAGATGAACTTCTCGATAGGCTGCTCATACCGTAATTCCAGCAACTGCATCAGTCTACTTTTAGCGAATGGGGTAGGTATGTCAGCGTGCTTTACAGGCTTGCGTGTAAGTTTCTTAAACTCGACACCACGCTGCTTCAGTATGCGAGCTCTTATTTGTCCTGGTGTAGGCATTAGCTATTCCTCATAATACTCATCGCACTCTGGACATACAGCATCGCCATCGTTCAAGAAGTTAGTCATGCCATACTCAGTAAAGAATTCAGCTTCCCACTGATGCCCGCAGCTCTTACATTTAATAGTATCTGTCCATCTGTGGTATCTGCCGCCTGTAATATAGCTGTCTAAATCTTGCTTCCATCTTTCCATGTTTCACCTCTTGCAGAATCTGTCATCTGCATGACTGTATTCATTATCACCGACTTTGACCAGTGTCCCGCCAGCTTTTCCACAGTCCTTACAGACTATCAAGTGGGATGAAGGTGTGGATGCCGCCAGTTCCTTTCCGTCTTTCTTAGCCTGTCCAGCTTTCGTCAGCGGAATGCTGTATAGTGGGTTCGCAAAGATTCTTCGCCTTGTCATTTTTATTCTCCTTCTTTAATTTACTCAGGTTCAGGTTGTTGAAGCTGTCTGAGCCCAGATTTATCGGGAAACTTGACAGCAGCTTCTTGCCTCTTTTCAGTTTGCTCATAATGTCTCCCTTAGCTGTGAGTCGATAAGTATAGCGTTACTGCAACTAGACATACTAATAGGAAAGTAATCTTGAGTTTTCCGTTAACACCATCAGTCATGTGAGGACTCATCTGTAATAGTGATGCCCTGGTCAAATAAGAACTCTATATAATCCTCACAATCTATTGCTAGTCTGTTGCTGTATTCGTTGGTACAGGAGTGGTCGGATAATTCACACCAGTAGAAACTGTCATCTCCAGCCGGACGTTTATGAAGATAAGGGCATGGAGGCAATTCATCCAGGTTACTTCGAAGAAAGGGCATTCTGTTTCTCCTTTATCACGTCTTCATAATTCTGCCAGCGCGGGCCAGGCTGATGATTGCTGATAGCCGTTGCGCAGGTTGATGAATACAGACCACAGTGTCCGGAGCGATGATGGTAACAGTTACCGCAGTTCTTGATACCTCTGATGTCGCTTAAAAATTTGTCGTCCAGCGCAGTCATCTCCTTCTCCTTTTTACAGCCTCGCTAAGCTGCCGTATTAGAACTCCCGCTTCGCCTTTGCTCATATTGCCCGACTCTAATTCAGAATCAATATGTAGCAGACTACAGAGCCTTGCGATTGTGTGGCGCTGTGGGCCAGTTGCAGGTTCAGCCATCTTGTCTAATAGCTGTTCCGCTCCCCTCATTCTTGCGCGAGCTGCAAACGCCTTGTTAACAGCCTCAGTATAGGTTTGTCTTTCTGGTTCCGGCATATTCAGTCCTTCCTCAATAATATCCTTCATCTGCATCTTCAAACTCCTCAATCTGAGTACGAATCTCCTGACTTGTTTGTAACGCTTCAATCAGGTCAGCTATAGGCCAGTCTGTATTGCACCCGTTACAGATATACTTGTCAGCAGGAACATCCTTTGTTTCCTTTAACACATGGTTGCAGACTGGACAGACCAGCAAGCCGTGAATAATTGTGAGGCTGTCCTTATCGTGGAAGAATGTGCTGATGCGGGACGAGTGATAAGGGCTCTCGACTATCAATACAGTTGGTCTGTACTCCAGCTTGCGAAAAGCCAGGTTAATGCCGTGCTCCAGATATTCCAGTTCCTCCATTGTTAAGCCTTTCCCTGAAAGCTTCGTGTTACCCAAAAGAAGTGCGGGTCGATGCAGCATGGTACAAACGCACTGAATCTGTCTGCACCTGCGACATATCCTTCGAAGTATCTCGTGTCTACGCTGAGCGATGCGCCGCAGTTATCGCAGTACAGGTTCTCACAGTGAGCTCCATTGAGAACCGAAGTACTCCTCGCTCGTCTACCTTTTGTTACTTTTGTCACCATTATTCAAACTCCTTCCAAAAACTGTCACTGTTTATATTGTCTCGGCTGTGGTGAGACTTGTGACAGTGCCTATGTACCAGCACTCTGTTGCTTAATTCATTGTTGTAGTGGTTGTGGTCGAGGTGATGCTCAGTCAGATTGTCTGAACCTCTCGACGGCAGTATGTCACTCTTTACAAAGGGCTTGTTGCACATTGGACAGATGGGCTGGAATCGCTGTATCATTAGCCACAGCAAATCTTTTAGCCTGGACTTCTCATATGAAAGGCTACTTCGTTTCACTATTACCCTTCCTGTCAGCCTTATTCCACACTTCTTCTATCTTTTCAGGCGTTAGCTTCCACACCTTGACTTCACCATGCTGACCCTCAACCCTGTCAGGCTGTCTGGTGCGTATATGAGGCGTGTTACCGTGTCTAGGTTTATTATTGTTAGATTTCATTGTAGTTCCCTTCATCATCAAGTACACCTATCTGTTCTGAGCGGAAGGCTGTATAGCAGGAGGAACAGTAGGTGCAATAGCTACCCTTCTCATACCAGCCCCTAACCCACACATCTTCTACCCAAACAAAAGTGTCAGACTCGGCACCACATACAGGACAAGTATATGTACCTGCTGTATGATAAGGCTTTTGTTTGGCGCTTGTGTTTGGGAGGAAGTTTGTCTCTACGATGCGGGTGGCAAAGACGTGTTTACCGATGTTATGAGCATCAGGACATATCTGACCCGCCAGCAACTTATTCATCAGGCTCCTTATATTCGCAATCATTCTCAACAAGTACTGAGCAATCTGCACATATGCCGTGTGAGTCTCCAGCTTGCCCTGGCCAGTCCTCTTCACGTATAATCAGCTCATACCCGAAATACTTTGGATGGTATGCACAGATGATTCTTACCTTACCCATATAAGTTGTTGTCCGATTTCACCATTTATTACAGTGATTCCAGCCTTCCTTGCTCTTCGTACCATGTCAGCCGTTCCTTTACTTTCGGCAAGATTCTTATGGAAGTAAACAACAGTGTCAGGCTGGCCTTCATCTAGCATCTGTTGATTCCTGATATAACCAGCAGCCCTATGATACTCAGCCCAGTTTGCAGGGAATCCCCGCACTATATAGCCAAGACGTGTCGCTTCTTCCTTGGCAATACTATCAGCACCCCTTGCTTCACCTTCAATTAGAGTATCGTAACCTGCTGACTTAGCTTGTTGCAGCACTCTTTTGATAGCTGCTCTGTTTGTCCAGTTTCTATCGCCTGTTATTAACATTCTCATAAGTCATTATACCATAAGCATCCGGCTCAAGTCAACGGTGTAGGTGAGGCGGCCAGTCATACGGGCCAAACCAGCACCACAGTACATAGAATAGAAACTTTTGTATAGGGTTCATAAGTTCCACCTCTCGTCATCAGGGAACAGCTCCTTATGAATCGTCAGCATCTGCTGTCTCATACAGCCTATCTCATACCCATATGAAGGATGCCAGGGCTCAGTCAGCTGTCTCCACCGGTGAGCTATGTCTGTTCCCTCCCAGGGTTCATAACCGTACAGCTCCAGCAACTCAGTCTGCGATATGCTACACTGAAGCTTTGGTATCTTTGACATCATGCGTTCTCTGAGTCTGCTATATATTCGAAGGTTGAGGGGAGACGAGTTGCAGCTTTGAGATGGAGCTTTGCGTTTCTTAAGGTCAGCTTATCAGTCTTGCCCAGCGCCACATGAAAGTAATGATTCGCGCTTAAGCTTCCCACCCTGACATACTGGCCCTTGCTGTCAGTCAGGGGAGAGCCCTCGACACCCCAGTCGAAGACTTGTTTCTTTTCACCATCCCCATAGCCATTGATAGGATGCTCAATTGTCTGTCTTAGCTTCATCTTATTAGCTCCTTATTATTTATCCCTCATTCGGTACTAAATAGACATGCAAGTCTTTGCAATCAGCATAGTTGTTGACGGCAGCTTTGAAGACGCTTTCTAGCGGTAACTCATCAATTATCCCTGCTGTTAGGTTTGTTGTGCTGGTGTCATCAGATTCGATAATGATTGTCACTTTACCCATTATTGCAGCTCCTTTCCTCTATTTACAATTGTAAGCTCATCACGCTCAGCTGCTCCGTTCAGTGTAGCCAGCGTTTCAGCAATTATCACAAGCTTTTTAGCTTCTGTCTCTAGCTGTTCCGAACACATACGTAGCACTACTGTTTCCTTCGATACATCAGCATGAATAAGCTTATCGTAGTTGCGATAGATGTCCTGTACCGTTTTACCGTAGGCATAAGCGGCTGTTTGCCGCATCGCCGCAAAGTCAAGTTCAGCATGATTATATCTTAATTTATTCTGTGTCTTTCTCATTAGTCTGACCCCCTTTCCTCTGTTAGTTCCTCACCATGTACAGTCGCCACTTCCAGAAGTCCTCATCGCCCACGTACACAGCGTAATCAACACCCGCTTCCCCTAGAAGCATTGTGATTGCCAGTATAACAGTTTCCTTAACCTTCATATCCAGTTCCCTCCTATACCCACAAGTCAATCAGCTCTTGTAAGATGTCCGCAAACTGTTGACTGTGATGTCCTGTTCCGTTCAGCCCTCTCATGTGTGTGAAGTGGTGGGCAAGCTCATGCAGTATTACACCTGTATAAGGCTTTGTGTAGGTGATTGTTCTGCGGTCAATCTGATATGTACCGTGAAACGTGCTTGCCTTACCATGTGTAGCTTTCAGCTTCGGTACAGGCATATCGAAGACATTACATAGGAAGTCCACCACAAAGTCTGGGTCGCATTCGGTCAAGTAAGCTTCCCTTGATAGCGGCCTCGCTACGTGTGATTCGCCAGTACCTGTTGCTCTCATTGATTCCCTCCAGTCTTTCCATCAATTCATATAATTCATTATACCACGCCAGCATTACGGCGGTCAATCCCAGTTTACTGAATAAACCAGATACGTGCCATCCCGTTCCAGCGCGTGTGTATGCGTAAGGTTATTGAACCAGACTGGCCTATATTGAACATAAAGAAAGAGAGCAGGATAGCAACTTGTCCCGCCCTCTTTTAACCTTTTGCAGACTGCGCCTGTTTTGTTAGCTTTGGATGTTTCCGGAAGCCTTGCCCAGTGCCATCCTTACCCGATTTCTCCAGCCCCCGTTCGTGCTGTACTCGTACGCCTGACGATAGGTGGTTCCTGCTGTCATCGTGTGTTCGACTTTATCAATCGTTACAGTAGTGTCTTCGTCAAACATTACGCTGTCACCCACAGCCTTGAGCATCTCGTCGCTGGAAGGCAGGCCTGCAACATAGGATGACTTGCCTGAACCTCCGCCTTCGCCTTTGGCCTTTTTCGCCGTTCGGATGAGCCTGCACGCCGGATTGATACCCGTTTCCAGCTTTTCGCTCATATCATATGCGAACCAGACTCCATCCGCGCCGTCCAGCGTACCATCCTCGACCAGCTTCTGAATAACCTTGTCGATGGCGCTCCGTACTTTGACCGTAATCCCCTGCAGTTTGACCTGCAGTTCGTCCTTTTTGGCCTTTTCCTCGGCGGCCTCAGCTTTGGCAACCAGTACAGCCAGCTTTGACATCAGTTTCATGTCTTTGGCCGCGTACGCTGCCCCGAGCTCTTCCAGCAATGCTTCCTTGTTCATTGTGGAATAATCTTTTTCTGCCATATTCAATAATCCTTTAATAACCATAAAGGTATATTGAATGTTGCCGCTTTCAATTCCTTATGGCAGGATAGGTTGTATTATTGCGGATGGCTTAATTCAGGCCTGCCCGCAACCCTATCCTTTTGTTAATGTGCATGATGATGTTATCCTCATATCATCATCGTTATATACATCATAACATGAAGGTGTGGGCGTGTCAAGCCTCCCTGACAACATGATACGAAGGTATCAACATTGCGCGCTGGTATTGACAATCGCCCACCATTGTGGTATAGGGTGCCAGCGTTATGTCTGGTGCAATCCTCACCATGAATTGTCCTTCATGTAATCCGGTTCATGTAATCCCCTTCATCATTACATAACCAGCACCATCACCATCCACACCAGTTATGTCTGGTATACATAATATGCAGTGGTACGGATAGGAAGCTTTGCTGTGTGTTTTTTATCTTGGTTAGTTCTCTCAGGAATTTGCGTTTTTCAAAATTGACACTTATGGACTTATTCACAGAGTCACTTACTCAACCTCACTATTTCCAGCCTTCCGGCGCCCCTCCATAAGGCTCAATTTCTGCCTTAAGCTTTTCCAATTTTTCTGTAAGCCGGATTATCTTATGTAGGTTGTTTACAGGGTCTTCCATCAGCATCCCTATCCTCTGCATAATTGACCCACGCCTCCTCAGCAGCTTAGTCCTGATTTCCCTACACTCATCCGTAATAACTGCTCTGTGCCTTCCCCTCCGCTCCACATATGGCCTGGACTCAATTTCTGTCACCGCCCGCTCCATCCAGCAATTAGGCTGGCCGTTCCACCCACTATGGAAACTGAGGTGTTTCTGCCAGTGCCTGTCACCCTTCACATTCATATAGTACTGGCACACTATCTGGAATTCGCCCAGCTCAATGTCCTTGCCACAATGGAAGCACTGCACAGTTCGCCTTGTCTTGCGTACCCACACAGTCATCATAAGCTACAGATACCTTTCAGCCTATACAGCAGTCGCCACAACCTTCTATAGGGGGACATAGTACATCTGTCAACCTCAAGATTTATACTGTGGAGTTCCTTAAAGAATGTATGAGCCGCATCAGGGTCTTTAAGACGCTCTAATAGGTCTTGCTCAAAGTGTGGAGGATGCTGGTTCATTTTAGAACTCATTTTTACTTTTTTCCCTTTCCCTCAAGTACCTCTTAATTGTCCTTTCGTTCCTTTCCGTAATGATACTGATGTCCTTAATACTAATATGCTCCTCATGTAACCTACATATCAGTAACTTAATCAGCGATGCTTCTCTCGGAACGGGCTCAAACAGTATACACCTATCATAAGGGCATGAACCAGTACAGAAATTCTTTCCCTGCTGGCTTTCTGGCTCAACTATCCCTGCATCAATCATCGCCCTGCATCTTCTTGTTGCCGGATTATGCTTTACTAGTCCTCTCATACATTACTCCCTTCACATCATATTATCATTATACCATACAGTCAAACACAAGTCAACCAAGTAAAATATAACTAAATAAATGTATAATAATATTATTATATATCTATTTCATTATATTATTTGACAGCCAGAATCTGCATATGCTATACTGATAATAGAGCATTCTATAATGATGTATTATGACTGGAGCTAATAATGACATACCACAAAGCCGAAAGTCAGGCAGAGATTGACGACACTACATTACCCGCCCTAGATTCACCTGAAGAAAGTATCCCCAGGTCTTTTGTTCCCTGGAATCGTGATGATGACAGGTCACGCTACCTGGGCTTTCGTGCAAGTGGGTTTAGCATCCGTGAGACTTTAGGTCTGCTGGGTAAAGCAAAGTCTACTGTATCTATGTGGAGACGCGACCCTGTTTTTCTTGAGCTAGAAAACAGCATTCCCGAACTCCGGAAGACTCTCGCTCTGGAGTATGCAGGACTGGAGTTCCTGCGGAACTTTCGCCTCGTATTGGAGAAGGACTACCGAGTGCTGAAGGATAGCCTTTCTCAACACACTCGTACCATCATGAATAAGGACGGTACGATGGAAGTTGTTAATACAGGGATGGAACCGCAGGACTTCCAGTACCTGCTGAAGGCTCGCGGATTTTACAGTCCTCAACAGCTTCGTGAAATTGAGCAACTGTTTGGAAGGGCTGCTGATAGTGACAAAGAAGTTAACTGGACTGATGTTGTCCTCAGAATGTCTCGCACGACAGAAGAATTGAGGGTGGAGACTAGGCAGCGGTCAGAACCTGTTATCTCGCGTCTTGATGCTGGTGACGACAATGGCTAGACGACTTCATACATCATCCGCCGTATCGGCAGCTTCCCGCCGTAACATTGGCAAAGCTCAGATTAGTCGAATCAGACTTCGACAACCTAGACAAATCGGTCGTGTAAGACCCGCTAGACAACAGAGGAGCCGTTAGTGGTTGTTAATGTGCAAGATGCAATCAGCACGCTTTTTCGCGACAGAAAAAAGCTGATAGAAACACTTGTCCCGATTGAGAATAAAGACCGCCAGATTGTTCCTTTTGTCCTGAATCCCATCCAGTCAGCTATGCACACTGAATCGACAGGCCGCGATGTCACAGTTAAGCCTGCGCAGGTCGGTGGCACTTCTTATTACATCTGCGACTTTCTGCTGGACTGCATCATGTATCCTGGCACTACCGCCGTTATCATCAGTTACGATGAGTTTATTACAGGTAGGCTGTTGCGCAAAGCCCAATCCTTCTATGATAACCTCAAGATTGCCATCCCTTCCATTCCTCGCCTACATCACAAATCAGTATCCGAGAAAACCTTCATCTTTGAGGACAGCCTGGGGACTAAGCGTGGCGAGTCCAGCATCTACATAGCTTCGGCCAAAGGTTTCTCTATGCCAAGAGGCGAACCTATCCATGACTTGCTTTTGGACGAATTAGGCTTCTGGCCCGCCGGTGCAGCTGCCGATACTTTCGCCGCATCCATCCAGCGTGTACCTTTGCTAGAGAACACTAAGATAAAAGCTCTCAGTACTCCTAATGGCGAAGACAATGATTTTTATGAACTGTATATGTCTGCCAAGGAAGGTAAAGCTGTTGGAAAGTCTGTATTTAAGCACCACTTCTATCCCTGGTACATGATGCCCGAATACTCCATGACAGCCGACAGTCCCTTTGTACTGCCTGGTGATAACACTCCTGAATTAGATTCCCTCAATGAGCAGGAACAGAAACTTCATAATAAGCTGATAATTCTTGGCTTTGAGGTTGAGGACATCTATAATAAGCTCAGGTGGAGACGGTACAAGAATGCAGAGATGCAAAGTTTGCGGAGAAGCGGTGAAACTCGCCTTTTGTTCGACCAGGAATATCCTGAGGATGATGTTAGCTGCTTCCTGTCAGCATCAGACCAGTGGTATCCTTCCGAGCAAATAAACAGACTGATGAAGAACTGTTATCCTACTGACAACCAGTACATGGGTATGGACATCTGGTATCCTCCAGAGCCTGGAGTCCAATATCTCATGGCTATAGACCCTGGATTGGGAAAAGCCTCAGATTCCGTTGCTACAATATGGATGTTTACAGAAACGGAATTTCGCCACTGTGCAACTTTTTCAGGCAAGTATGCCGGCAAAGAGATGGCCAATAAGTGTATGCCCTTAGCTAATTACTACAACCACTGCTTAATTGCTTTTGAGGATGCACTGGATATTACTGGCCACATGACAGGTTATGATAATTTATACTACAGAACAGACTTAGTAACAGGTCTGGTCAAGAAAGACTTAGGTTGGCAAACTAATCCTGCCACCAAAGTCTATATGTGTAATGAACTGCTGCGGTCACTGCCCCTCATCAACACTCATGACGCTCGCATTGTTCAGCAGTGTCGCAATATCCGTGAGGGCAAATCTAGGGGCAGAGTAATCCCCCTGTCTGTAGGTGATGACGACTTTCACGACAGTGCAGCTATTGCCATTGTATGCAGAAATTCCCAAACATTAACAAGAGGGTATGTAGGAGAAAAAGGATGAGTATAACAGCAAGTGAACTGACTTCAAGAGTTTCCACGCTGCAAAAGTTCTGGACGGTACGTAACAGACGTATGCAGGAGTGGTATGCTCAAATCCAGATGATAGATAACAACGCCAAGAAAGACATGGAAAGCTTTGTTGGTAACGACCCTCGGTCAGCCTTCAATCTCATTACCAGCATCCTCAACCAGCCTATTCCTCATCGTCTTGATAGTTTAGAGCTGACTGAGGAACTGATGAAGCCTGCTGGCGAGATGTCCACACTGCTTGAGACTATCTGGAAGAATATCTTCATGTGGTATAGACAAAGAGGTCGCAAGTGGATGGAGGACTTTATCAAGTATATGTTATCGACAGGCTGGACAGCTGCTTTCGCCACCATATCTGTTGATGGAGTGGCTTGCTATGCTGAACCCTGGAATCCTGCCACAGTTTATCCTGCCTGGGATGATATGCTGGTAGAGTGCGCGCATATCACCACCATTACAAAGTTGCAGGCTGAGCGACTGGCGATGAGAAATGGCTGGTCCGAACTTAGTCGACTTAGTGATAAGAACTCCCTGCAAGATTACTGGTGGGTTGAGACAACTCAGAACATTCCTGTCATCCATAACGCAATAGTGTTAGGGAATGAACTGGTAAAGCAAGATACAATTGAGACTCGCTTCCACCGCATACCAATCTTCATATCTCCTGTCGCGGGCCTTCCTGACAATGGAGAGTTAGTAGCTGGACGTAATCAGGAACGATGGAAAGGCGAGATTGGCCAGGGACTTCCTGCCACCAATGAGAACATTTATTCCGCCTTTAACAAGTGGTGGAGCTTCATGTTACAGATACTGAAAGACACTGCAATACCACGCACATTTGAGCGGACCAGCAGTACCAACCAGATAGTTAAACCGGAAAACTGGTTTAGACGTGGCGCGCATTACAAGTTAGGCTTGCAGGATGAAATTGGATACCTTACACCTCCCGCAATTCCTGTTGAATTACGCAGTACCCAGCTCGACATGGAGGCCATGATGCAGCGTGGAGGCCCTAGTTGGTCGATGTACGGAGCGGGCAATCAGAATCTCACAACTTACCTGATGAGCCAGATAACTGCCACTACTAATAATGTAGCGAAGGATTATCACAATGGAGTCATAGACACTATGACTGATATAGACAACTTTTTCCTTGAACTGGTAAGGGAAAACAACTACAAACCTTACGGATTAGGCTACCCCAGTAAGCTTCCTGATGATGCTCGCGCTACCGCCTCATACGAGCTGAGAATTCCTGGCGACTTGGTTCAGCGTGCTACAACCTCCCGTATGCTCAGCCCAACTTTTGAGCTTAGCCACGACAGAATCATGGACTACTCATTCCCCGAGATTAAGAATACTGCTGAGGAACGAGCGAAGGTTCGTGCGGACAAGGCTGAACAGAATCCCATATTTAGCCAGCTTACTTTGATAGATGCGTTGAAACAGGAAGCGGCTATATTGAGAGAAGCAAAGAATATCCCTGCCGCAACCCTATATGAAAAGGCAGCGTCTATTCTGGAAACACAAATTACAGGGGCTGGCCAGCAACAGCAACAATCTCAGACCGGAAGTACCACATCTGTACGTCCTGGCCCAGAGACAGTAGCCCCTAACGAAAGTACGCCCGTAATGTAAGGGAGATAAAGATATGCCGGATGAAAAGACTTTTGCACAACAGTTTCTTACCCAGCAGCAGGACTGGGCAAAGCAATCTGAGCAGTATTCGGCCCAGGTAGAAACTGCTCAGTCTAAAATTGAGGAGTTGCAAACTCAGGCTGCTGCCAATAAGCCAAAGGGGAGTTATGCGCAAGCTTACGCAAGCAACCCTAGTGTCATTGAGTCAGGCTGGTGGCTTACTCCCAACACCGCCATCAAGGAGTATGAGTCACAGCAGACCCCTATCAACCAGCAGATTCAAGCTCTTGCTGACGAAGTGGACACTAGTGCCTTTTATGCCGCTGTGTACGGTCAGGTGCCTTTTGTAATTTCCGAGGGAGCTGCAACATCAGCCGACGAGATTTTTAAGACTTTGACACCTCCATCATCCATGACAGCATCCGAACTTAATAGGGTCAGAGCTGTTATAGATGGGATGGTGAGTGCGATTACTGGCAGCAGCAATCCTTCTGCAACAGCCACAGCTATTTCAACTGTTCCTGTTGGCACCGAAATAGACATCACAACTACGCAGCCTGTGACAGCCCCTACAACCACTACATACAGCACCCCGCTCACAGTACACAAAGTATCCACAGATGAGTTGCTGAAATACTTCTCAAAACCTGACGTTCCCGAGACAACCTTTTCGCAGTCTGAGTGGGATGAGTACCTGAAAGCCCAAGGGTATACAGATGAAGACATTGATAGCCAGACTCAGATAAGCGCTCAGGAAATCATAGACAGCTGGGTTGAAAACAGCAACCAGAGAGCAGCTTTTCGTGAGGCTGTTGCTACTATGCCAGAGTACAAAGTTACCGATTTAATGGCGACAGCAGCTCAGACTCCTGGCGTTGCCTTGATGGACTTGGCCAATGTGTACTTTGAACACGTAAGCCAGCCTATTGCAGGATTCATATACAAGAACATCGCTCCAGACTTAGAGAAAGTTTATCAGGATTTTAGAGCCTCTAATCCTGACGCCACTATGCGCGAGGCCCTTGTGTATGCGTGGAATAAGTGGGAAGGGCCTGAAAAGATTGCAGGATGGGAATTAGGCCCTACACAGCAGTGGGTTTTGAAGTATATGCTGATGGAGGGTGCTGTAGACCCCATGACTTATGTAGGTTGGGGAATTGCAACCAGAATAACCAAACCTATTCCTTATGTAGGTCGGCTGGTTGGCGCAGCTGAGCGTGGCTTCATGGAAGTGATGGATTTGCCTTTCGACTTTATAAAAGGGTTTGCAGCACAACTTCCCAAATCTATTGGCCAGCGTGCTTTAATGTCCTCTCGTTTAGCCATACAGACTGTTGACAAATACGTAACTAAGGCAACTGGAAAATCTGTAACCTTTATGAGCATGGGTGAGCTGGAAAAAGCCCTAACCAATGCAGTTAAGGTATTCCGTGATAATCCTCAGTTAGACAGCTTGACTGCGGATGCTGGCCGTGCATTACTTCAGCACTCCCCGATTACTGAGGACATTGTGCAGAAGTGGGCTCAGGCATTAGGCACCACTCTGACTCCAGCCGACATTACCAAAGCCACTGTTGAGTCTTTGGATAATCTATTTGAGGACTTTTTCACCTTCAAGCTCATCACACCTCGTGAAGCTGCCGGAAAGATGCTAGACATACTCAGCATCAGAGAATTATCCGATGACACTTTTGCCGCTGCCGAGAAGCTCATGGCTCGTCGCGCACAGTCTATAGAATCTCATGCTCTGGACATCTTGTCTGCAAAGAATCCTCGTATTGCACTGATGAACTTAGGCGATAAGAATTATGCTATCCACATAGCTATCGAAGAGAGTGCTGCTTACCTCGAGCGCAAGTCTATCGGCAGAATTGGTGCGATGGCTTATAAAGCAGACATCAAGCTTCAGAATATCTGGATGGATTATATTGACAAGCTGGTTGTTAAGCCCTTTGCGCAAGCCTACCTCACTTTTGGTATGTACGGGCCTATGAACGTTGTTGAAGATTACATCAGGTCAATGTTAGGCGGTGTGCTGCCAAAGCGGATGGGAATTGCAGAATGGGACAGTATGGTAATAGGCCTAGGTACTGACCCCAACATGAGAATTTATGGCTTGTCTGAAACTTTTGGCGAGATTGCTCGTGGTGGTAGCAAAGAGGAGCTGAACAACTGGATATTACAGTTAGCCGCTCTTGGTAATAAGGGCTGGGCTGAAAAGGTTTATACTGGACTGGTGAAGTTACCTGGTGCTTATGGTATGGACATAAGGCGTAACTTTGTAGCCAAAAGATACTTACAGATTCTTGCCGACTTAGGCGGTGACCAGTTCCAGGCTTTGATAAAGACCATGCCGAAGGACTTGTCTGGCCTGACATCACTTAACAAGTCCTTCCGCACTGCGTTCAAGAATGACCTGTATGCTCGTGTATCTACTGGGAATCCTGATATAGTTCGTGACGCTATAAACAGCTGGACAAGGGAAAACATACGCGCCGGTGAGGTCAACAAAATCCTGATGGCGCATCCTGAAGTGTCTCCTGGTACAAGACAACTAGTCAACAATGCACTGAGGGAAGGTACGCTGTTTGGTGTAAGCCCTGACCTGAATGAAGTTACCAAATCGGTGAACAGAGTTATCCAGGAAGCCAAGAATCTTGAACTTGATGATTTTATCAAAGGGCCTGAAGTTGCCACAGCTCAGTTTAGACAGCTGGCGGATTTCCTTACTGACCTGAGCATTGACAACCCGCAAGAAATGGCTACTCTCATTCAGTCCCTCTATCACATGAGCGAGATGTATGGAGCATTGCCTGAACAAGTATTAGCTCAGGCCACTGTCAGGTCGCGTGGGATGAAGCTGGCTGAGCGTCGTACAGCCATTGATGCTGACCTGGACAGAATAGCAGGGTTTTTGGATAATGCAGGTGCAGACTTGCAAAGAGTCATGGATAAGCTAAGTGTTGACGTTACGGCTCAGATGGGTGGAGATTATGTAGCTTCAACTCAGCGCCTCTTAGACCTCATGACAGCCAAGCGTGAGTTTGCCAAAGAGTTCAGACTTCAGAATTCTGCATCCCGCCATGATTACTTTGCCGGAGTAAACAAGCGAGACATGACTCCTGCCTTTTGGGATAACTTCTATAACCAGATGAAGCAGGAGTACAACCAGCTCAACAAGAAGATGGCTCAGTTTGATGGTCAGATTATCCGTGCATTGGAAGATATAAATGTTGCAGGTGGGGCAAAGCGTGCAGCAAGAGCTCCTATCATCATCAAAAATAGAGCCCTTACTCCTAATGATATATCAGTGTTGCTGGGTGTTCAGGGTGACAATATCTCCCGAGGTCTGTTAGACGTTATGACAGCTCAGAACAACAAGGATTTCTTTGTTGAGTATGTTCTGAGTATGACTCGTGCAGGTGATGTAGGCTTTACCCGAGAAGCAATAGAAGCTGTATATGACCAGATTACCAATAGTCTCCATGTATCTCCAGAATCCATGAGCTGGATAACAAAGCGAAACATGGAATTGGATGCTATTGGCCAGGAGCTCCACAGCCTGTACAATGGAAAACTACTTCCTGATGATGAGCTTGCCGAGATAGCCAAGATTGTCAACCAGACAGCAGATGGTGTTGCTTCCTTAAGCATGACACGCCCTATTACGGTTAAAGAGCTGCAGACTGTTGGAGGTGTCCAGACTTCCATAAGAGGCGGCCCTTCCATCAGCAAGTCCTGGGATGAGATTCGCCAGCAGGCTATGGACGAAGCAAACAAGTGGTACTATAAGGAATTTGTTGACTATACCAATGCAAATGCTTTTGACCAGATGATGAAGTACATATACCCTTATTGGTCTTATGAATCTCAGCGTTGGCTGTGGCTGCCGCGCTCCTTCATCAAGCATCCTGGCACATTCACCAGTTTTGAACGCTGGCAGAATAACTCCGACTATGGATATGTTCATATTCCAGGCACCAGCATTGACGGCAACCCGTTCAGAGGAACGATTTACGGCGCCCTCACAAGTCGCCTGACTCGCCGTGATTATCCTGAGTATTACGACAGTCTCAAAGGTGCTCAAGGGCTTGTTGAGCTCAATGATGCCCTCAGCAGATGGGGATTCTATCCTGGCGCACACATCAGCATCCTCATATCAGCCTTTGGCGGTGAGACTCCTCAGATGGGAGAGACTTTGCCCTCCCTGTTAAAAACTCCTCTCAACGTCTTGCAAGGAATGTTCCCTGATAATGAAGCTGTCACTTGGTTAAATGAGCATATCTTTAACGACAGATTCCGCGACTATATGACTATCCTGAACGTGACAAAACTGGGTTATGACGGTACAGCCATCTGGTCTAAGATGAAAGAAGGGCGTGAGCTGACTGTTGAGGAGCAGGAAGCTTGGAATAACGCAAAGTCATCAACAGGATTTACAGGAGCATTATTCGAGCAGACTGGTCTGTTCCGCCTCCGTACTGAGGAGCAGTATAAAGCTTATGAAGAGTCGGCAAAGGTGACTGAGGAGATGACTGGATATACTGCTGAACAGCAAGAGTGGCTGCGGAGACATGGATATAAGGTGTGGGACTTGGTTGGAGGCATTAGTCCTGCCGAGCAGTCAATTCTGCAAGAGCTGGACATCTACAAGTGGATAGGCCTCAACACTCCATTACTTCCCTCCAATCAGCAACTTGAGCTTACTCGCCTTGAAGTTGCTTGGAATGATGTGGAGACATATACTTCCAACATGAAGCAGCAGAAAGTTGCGCTTGAGCAGGAGTTCCTCAGTGGTACATTAGGGCCTCAGGAATATAGCGACCGTGTGCAGTCCCTCTATGCTGACCAGCGCACCTATATTGACAATAAAGCTAAGGACAATCCGCTCATGACATTGGAAGGACGTTCTGAGTATTATCAGACTTATGACATAGCAGCCCCCGTCATGTCTCCTTTTAAAGAGTTGCTGAACCTGTATTTCTCCATAGAGCTAAAAGAGATTCATGACCCTGAAACAGGAGAACTCGTCACAGACTGGAAGACATTCTTCGCGCAACGTCAGGCGATTGAAGATGCAATTCCTGCTGAGCTCAAAGGTGAGTGGAATACTTACATCACCCGCAACCTGACTCCTATTGAGCAACTTCGCCGTACTGTTTATGATAAGTACTTCACCAAGTATTACGGTCTGTGGGAGGAAGTCCTCAGCAAATACGATGAGTCTGAACAGCGCGTCATTAACGAGTATCTGTACCTTGAGCGTACAGGCCAGAAACTTGACCGCCAGGCTGAAATTATGGACATGGTGTCTGCGCGCACTGGCAACAGCCTCATATCATCCTTCCGCTCCGAAGTATCTGACAATCGCCAGGCCCTTCGTTATGCTAACCCCTATATGGATGCTTGGTTATTCTACTGGGGAGTTACCAGTTCATTCATCTCCCCTCAGTCAGAATCCCTATATCGTGAGTTTGCCAGACAAACCGGAAGGAGGATAGAATAAATATAATAAATTATCTGTATAATAATATTATTATATACATATTAAATTATATAAATTGACTCCAGCAGGAACAGTATGTTAAAATAGAATAACAAACTGGGAGTAGTGGAATCTCCCAAGGAGGCAACAAATGAGTGAAGTGACCGGAACAGTAAAGGATGATGGAGCCCTTGAAGTAAAGGATGGTGAGACTGTAATTCGTTACGTCAAGGAATCTGACTTGCTTGCTGTTAAGGGTGGCAAGGAGGCTGCCGAGAAAAGCGTCAAAACTATTACGGCTGAAAAGGAAGCTGCACTGGCAGAAGCCAACACCAAAGCAGAGACGGCTAAACAGGCAAGACTCCAAGCTGAGGCTCTCGTAGAGAGCTTGACAGAAAAGGTAAAGAATGGAAGTGGGACGGCTGCTGAGCTGGCAGATGCAAAGCAGAAACTCGTGGCTGCCGAGACAAGCAGTAAAGAGATGGGCAACAGTCTCTTGACAGCCCGCAGGGAGCTGATAGTTAAAACCTATAATATCCCTGTAGCCGCAGTTGAGGGAAAGAATCTGACAGAGCTGGCGACTTTTGAAGAAGCCCTGAAAGCTGTAATTGGTTCAGGAAAACCTGGCAATTACGCTTTTGGCGGTGGAGGCGGAGCTGCATCACTGTCAGGCAAGTCTCCCCTTGAGCTGGCAAGAATGGCTTACGACAACAAGAAATAACATAGGAGGAAATAAAGATGGCTTGGACACTTGCAGAGTTCTCTAAAATCGAAGAAGACCCCCTGAGAAAATCTGTGATTGATACCCTGCTCATGGAGTCCAATATACTTGAACTGTTGCCCTGGGAGACGATTGGCACACTCTCAACAACTATAGTCAAGATAAAAGACCTGCCCAGTTTCGGATACAGAAAGATAAATGCTGGCTACAGCGAATCCACTGGGCATTTTGAGCAGGCTACTGAGACTATCAGTCTCGGTGGGCTTGACATCGACACAGACAAAGCTATTGCAAGGGCGAAGAACAGTATTGCTGACGCTCGCGCGATTCAGCAGCAGCTGGCCCTTAAAGCAGCAGCTTACAACTTCAACTATAAGTTCATCACCGGCAATCCTACAACTGACCCCGAGGAATTCAAAGGACTCAGGCTGCGCGTTGATGATGTGTATACAGCGGGCTACACAGACCAGAAAATCCAGTGTAATGACTATGACACCGGTATCCTGTATGACACAGCTCATCGCAACGCTTTCCTGAATGACCTGGACAAACTGGTCTATGCTATTGACGGTCACAATCCTGAGTTCCTGCTGATGAACCACAAAATGCTTCTGGCGCTCAGGTCGCTCCTTCGCCAGGAGAAATTGCTGGACAGCACCAAAGATATGTTTGACCGCAGAATAGATATGTATGGTTCTGCCAGACTTATCGACATCGGCGTCCAGTCAGACCAACAGACCGAAATCATCCTGAATACAGAAACCGCAGCTGGTGCAGCCTCTGGCGGAACTGAATGTACCAGCATCTACGCCGTCAAGTTCGGTGTAGGCGAAGCAACCTGGGGCATCCAGGAATACCCGATGGAAGTCGAAGATTTGGGCGAATTACAGACGGCTCCTAAGTATCGTACCAGGGTAGACTGGCCGCATGGACTTGCCACTGTCAGTCCTCGCTCAATCGCTCGTCTGTACGGGATTGTCCCTGACGCCTCGGCTTAATGGTCGATAAGTAGATTTTAACAAGGAGGAAAAAGAAATGCCTTTCGATGCGAATATAATTCTGGCAGACGACACGGCTGACTGGAATAAAGCGAATCTGGACAGCTACGGCACTCCTACCAGCACTACAAAGAACGCTGGAGGCTTCGCTGTTATTGACCTGGGCTCAGCAAACATCGGCGGCCCTGTCAAAGGACTCTCAGCAGTACTTGTCCTGACTGAAGCTGCCAACGCCAACGATGATGCGCTTACCGTCATCATTGAAGAGTCTGACACTGAGGTCTTCACTGTACCTCATGAGCTGGCCAAGTTTGATATTCTGGCAGCTACCAAAGGAATCATATTGGGAAGTGAGACGCCCTGCACAGTTGTCAAGATAATCTCGCCCACGCTCCAATACGTGCGCTGTGTCGCCTCATGTACAGCCGCTGATGACTTTGGTACTTGCTGGTGTATGCTTACATCAGGCGTGTACAAGAAACTGTAGGAGGATAAATAATGGCGACTACAGTAACCAACATTGTTTTTGAACCAGGCTATATCGTAATCCACAGAGACTCAGGGCCCGCAACTCGGTATCCTGTTGCTGATGTTCTGAGGGCTTTGGATATTCCGGCTGGCCTGGACCAGACACAGATAAAGGGGCTGACTACACTCGCCAACATCTTCACAGTTGTATTCAGAACCCTTATCGACAACGGCACTTTAGGGGAGAATTTCCTTGAAGATGGCGACTATGACTTAGCTGACATAGTTGAGACAATTGAAAACCTTGGAGGGAGCTACACCGAACCTGACCTCTCCACGGAATAGGCAACAATACAGGATGGAGGCTATTGCCTATTGAATAGTTGCTGATTGGCGATTTAGTTCGAGAGTCAAACTAAGGAATAAGAAACAATAAGGAGAAAGAAATTGATTACTGATATTAAAGCAGAAGCCAGACAGACCACACCTGTAGTCTCCGGTGAAGGAGACCAGGCAGACGTCAAGATGACTCGACTCGGCGCCCTGTATACCGCAGACTGGAAACTCCAGCTGATTGCCGCAGGTCTCGCCTATTCCCTCCCTGTTGGTACAGTTGCAGCTGGAGGCGACTTTACCGCTGTTGTCGGCGGAGGCAATGGCACTACAATCGACTCCGACCAGCCTGAACTTGTCATCGGTGTTGATGCAGGCTATTACCTCATCCCGATGGAGTGTTCCGCAGCCTGCTATGCCGACCCTGTAACAGACAACGGCATCACTCAGATTGCCCTCTTTGCTGACAGGTCACAGGCACCTGTAACTGCCAATGCTTCAGGAACAGCAGCCACTCCGGTTAACCTCTTGGACGGCAGCACTGCATTCCCTGGTCGTGCATGGACAGCCTCTACCGGAGACATCACCGACCCTGTATGCAGCGAAATGCTCGACTATGCTTGTAACGAAGTCGGCTGTACCACCGGCGGTTCCACCAACCTCGAAGTCAAGCTGAATTACAAGCCTGATGCACCCTCAATCCTGGCTGGACCTTGCCAGGTTGTCCTGTGCTGGGGCGGAACAGCAGCTGCCTCCGGTGGCGGTATTATCAAGGTTGCCGCAGTACCCGCTTCCTACTTCGCATAAATCCTAACGCCTGAGTAAAACAGGGGAGGGAGCCTTATGAACTTCCTCCCCTGTATCAAAACATAGGAGATTCAACAGATGGCAACAGATGGCAACTATCAACTTGATGTACTGGTTCCTGCACATAATCACCTCGAGCAGACTATGAAGTGTCTGATTGCACTTTACAAACATACTGCTAATTCGTTTCACCTGATAGTTGTTGATGACTCGACAGATGGACTGACGCCACTCTACATAGAGCAGTTGAGAAAAGACCATAGCAACGTCACATACTTCCATTCCGATTACCAGTTCCGCAACAGCTACGAGTTTATTAACATCGGGCTTTCAGAGTGTATGACTCCCTACATAGCGCTGGTTGTCAACAGTGTACAGGTTGAGCCAGGATGGGATTCAGCCGGACTACACTTACTGCAAACAACTCCTGACGTAGGTATTGTAGGCTGCAAGACAATCACAATGACAGGTGAGATTGAAAGTGCAGGGATACTGATAAGCGGTAATGGAGCTGTTATCCGCGACATAGGGGCTCACCAGCCTAGCCATCGCCTATCCCAAGTATACGAAGTTCCCGCTACTGCATTCGCCCTCATTATTGCCAAAGTTGAGGCGTTGCAGGGTACAATGGATAGCTGTCCTTATAACGGGTTCAAAGGCTGGGAAGAGTTTGACACTTGCTTTCAGGTAAGGCAGAATGGGTGGAAGATTCTGTATTGTGGCTTGGGAGTAGGTTATCATCAGCCGTACTCCACCAGAGATGACAAAAGCTCAGAGGGGCAAAGACTAAATGCGGAGAATAGGGAAATCTTAGCAAAGCGTTGGGGAATGTGGGAAGCTTATCACAAGGCATATTCTCACATAGGCGAACTTAGACCTGACATACAGGTGCGAGAAATAAGCCTCCCACAGATTCCAACAAGTGAAATAAAGGAGAATTAAGATGGCTGATTATGGTAGAGATGGAGACTTAGGATTTCCTACACCTGGGCTTGGAGCTGTGCAGGACACGGAGAACGCCATAGAGTCTAGTGTGGAACAGCTGGAGCAGGCTATTTGGCAAGGTGTAATTGAGGTCGCTGATGAGAAAAGACTGGCAGCAGCTGAGAACTATGCCGCCGAAGATGTCCTGTCTGAGTCAATCTCAACAGGCACACCATTTGTGTTCAGGAATGTAGTGGATGAAGCTGGTGGAAGCGGCGAGATTGTAAAGGCGCAGCTGTTTATCGCAATTACAGCCCTTACGCCTCGTATCACCCTATACCTTTCCTCCACATTACCTACCTGCAACATGAATGACAATGCTGCCAACACAGGCCCTAGGGTTAATGAGTGGCCAGGATGGCAGGGGCAAATAGACTTTCTGGCTTGTGAAGACTTGGGCGGAGGCTCCACATCAGTTGTTACACCTGGCACTTATGGAAATCTAGCCCTCCCCTTCAAGTGTGCTGGAAAGGATTTGTATGGCTGGGTAGTTACCAGAGACGCAATTACCGATGAGATTGCAGGAATGCTGATGGGGATTAAGCTTCAGATAAGGAAAGACTAATGAACAGACTCGCTCATAAGGGGCAACAAAGAAACTTATACAGTCTTTCCGGCATTGACTTAAAAGACCCAAGTCTGGTGCTGTATATGCCACTGTGGTATCCTTACTCAGACATATCAGGAAGCACAACATTGATGAGTTATGACAGGTACAGGAGCACCCTGACAAACAGTGGCTCACTGTACTCAAGGAGTGGTAGGGTATTTGATGGTGATGATGGAATAAAGTTGGACGTAGCTGCATGGCAATCAGGTGATGACACTGGAACAATAATCTCCTTTTTTAAGACGACCAATGCTGGAGCAACAAAAAGCCTATTCGGTTCCTGTGATGCACCTTCAGAGAATGGAATATTCCTTGGAATCCGCACTACCAACAAAATTGCGATAACATTCTACGACCCTCCTGTATCTGGCACAGCAGATATAGTGGAGGGCGGTACGACTGTAACTGATGGTGTTATGAGGATGGCTGCGGTCTCATGTAATGGCTCATCCTATACCCTCTCGCTGAACGGTATTGCCGAGACGCCTAATGTAGTCTCGGGTGTCAATGGGGGAAAGTGGTTCAACGACTTCATAACAGGAAGAGACAATATTACCATCGGCTACAGCCAGCGTATTACGAAGAACTATTTTGCCGGTACGATACCGGCGGTTCTTTATTTTTCCCGCGCGCTCACACTGAACGAGCTCCAGAGACTCTACCTCGCCACAAAGGACAGATACCAATGAAGAAATACATCAGAAAGAAACGGATTGACCTTCCCTCTGTTCAGGCTCCCTATCTGAAACGCCCGACAGGTCTCACCGGCGCGCGTCTGGCCGCATGGAAGCGCCTTGTCGTGGGGCATGAGGAGGCAAAATGATTATCTACTATGAAGTAAACTCCTCGACCGGAGAGAAGTCCGAGACCGGCGAACCCGTGATAGACAAGGTCGCCGCCTATGACGTGACCGAAATGGACGAGGAAAAGAGGCAAGATGTCCTTGCAGACCTGATGCTGATATACGGAGATGCCGAGTACATCAAGCACATCTGCGGGCATGATGAGAATAAGGGTTGCCTGATGGAGAAACTACCTTGAAAGAAATCATAGGTGACGCCTTAGGAATAGCCGCGATAAGTTGGGTATTGACACATCTTGTCCTGATAGCCCTTAACGGCAGAGTGGAAATCTTTGAAAGCAATCCCGCAATACTCATAGTTGAGATACTGCTTACCAGCTATTCATTAGCCTTCCTCATTACACGGTTGATTAAGGATTATAAGGGGGAAAAGTAAGATGCCTACACCGGCTGAGAAGTTAACACCAAAAGCCAGCAAAGGTGAAATCAGCGCAGCTATTTCAGAATCAATAGCTATGCTGATGGATGAAGGGATGCCACAAGACCAGGCTGTCGCAACCGCATATTCAATGGCTGAGCAAGCCACAGGAGGAAAGGTAAAACAAAAGAAGGGAGGGCCTGATGAAACTTCAACACCCGTATAAAAGAAAGCTGAATGGCAGTACTCCCCAGTGGTTTAAAGACTGGTACACCAACGAGTTCATGCCG